TCGTTACCGGCGCCGTTGGCACTTATGGAACCCTCGGCTACAGCCCCTTCACTTACCTGACCGGTGGCACGCTGCCTTCGAGTGATAACGGCGACTGGAGCGATTGCTTTGCCATGATCCAGACCAAGGATGTGCAGTGGATTACCCCTCTGTCTTCGTCCCCCAGCATCTGGGCGATGACCGATGCGCATGTGCAGTACATGTCCTCTGTCGGGAAGCGTGAGCGCCGCGCAATTGTGGGTGACGCCATCGGTACCACGGATACGGCTGCCGCTGCCGTCCCTGTCACCATCGGCAGTGACCGTACCTCGTACTGCCACCTGGGCTACTACGATTATGGCCCCACCGGCACGCTGGTCCTGCTGCCGCCCTATATGGCTGCAGCTGTTTACTCGGCCGCCTTTGCTGCTGCCGCCCCCGGCGTGGCGCTTACCAATGTCAGCATGACCTTCAGTGGCGTTGAGCGCGATCTGGTCGACCCGCTGGATACCGACCCGCTGATCAAAGCGGGCGTGTTCTGTATCCTGAACACTGATACCGGTTTCCGTGTGGCGCAGTCGATCAGTACCTGGCTGACCGACAACAACTACAACCGCGTGGAGCAGTCCACCGGCGCTGCGATTGACTTTGTGCAGCGCAACGTGCGCAACGCAGTGGATCCCTATCGCGGCAAGGGCGGCTCCCCGGCCATTCTCGGTGCCATCGAGGCAGCAACAGAATCCGTCCTGCGCGCCTGCGCGGTGACGCCCCCGAACGGCCCCGGCGTGCTGGTTGGCGATGCTACCAATCCTGCCTACAAGAACATCACTGTAGGTATCGATGGTGATGTTTTCTCGGTGCAGTACCAGGCCAGCCCGATCATTCCGGGTAACTTCATCCTCTGCACGATGAATGCGGTGCCCTATGCTGGCAGCGTATCCCAGGCTGCGGGTTAATCAGGAGTAATAGGACATGCCAGTAGCAACCAATGTGAAAACTCAGACCGGTAACCGCATTATCGTGCAGCTGAACGGTATTGCGGTTGGCCTGGCCCGCGGCGTCGATATGAACGATGACTACGGACTGGAGCCGGCAACCGGTATTGGTGATATCCATGTGCAGGAGCATGTGCCGACGGTCGCGCGGCATAGCGTTGCGGTCAGCACAATGGTTCTGATCACAGGCAATTTGCGCCAGTTGGGTATTGCTGTTGAAAACGGCGACGGGGCGCTCAAAGGGCTCATTTTTGATATCGTGACGCTCTCGAAAGACACCGGCGCAGTACTGCGCAAATACATCGGCTGTTCGTATGGCAGCGGCTCCGTGAACGTGCAGGCCAATGCTATCGTGGTCAGCAACAGCAACTTCATGGCTCTGGATGTGCAGGGTACTGGCCTGTAATAGATGGCGCAGACGGTTATATTTTGCCGCTGCGCCATTTTTTTAATTATCTGCTGTTGAAAACGATTAAAACTGGTGAAAAACCATGAACATGACTTACAGCAAGACAGGTGAGGCGCTGACTGAGGGTTTTGAAGGCTGCCGCCTGACGGCCTACCAGGATGTTGCCGGTGTCTGGACTATTGGCTATGGCACCACCGGCCCCGATGTTGTTGAGGGGTTGGTGATTACCCAGGATGAGGCTGTCGTTCGCCTCGAGAAGGGGATCGCCTGGGCGGAAAGCGCCGTCAATCGCCTCGTCACTGTCGCTCTGACGCAGCCTGAATTTGATGCACTGGTTGATTTTGTCTACAACCTGGGCGTTGGCGCATTCGAGGGATCTACCCTGCTCAGCCTGCTCAACTCCGGCGATTTCCACGGCGCTGCAGATCAGTTCGAGCGCTGGGACCATGCCGGGGGTGTGGTCGTGGCCGGTCTGCTCCGCCGTCGTGTAGCCGAAGAGACTGAATTCAATCAGGGCATTACGCCCTAATCCGGTGGCGCACGGACGCGCCGCCCATAACAGGAGAGATAGCATGAAAATTTCACGCAGAGTCGCAGCAACAGATTTTGATGTTGCGGTAGATGGCATAGGCACATTCCGTTTTGGTCGCCGGACCTTCCGTGACCGCTTCTCGATTGCAGCCAAGTATTCTGAATTCACCGAGGGCGTCCAGACGCCGACTCCCTGGCTTGATTTCATGGCGTCGGCAGTCGCTGCAATTACCGTTTTGGCTGTCGCTGTTCCGCCCGATTTCGACATCAACATGGTTGATGCGTATGACGGTGAGTCCGACAAGGATATCCTCCGCATTTATACGGCGCTCGTCGCCAAGGAGGATGATTTTCGCAAAAACCCAGGAAAAGGAAGCGCGGAAACTGGGGAGAGCGTGGTCTGAAACCATCGCCTTTTGGTTCCGGCGACAATACAATCTAGCCCCAAACGATGATCGCTTCCTGAACATCACCCCGTATGAAATGGAAGCCGATTACTGGGCGCATCAATATGCGGACAAAAAGGTAACCGAAACCTTCGAGGATGATGACTTTGACGAGGCTCAAATCCTGGAAGACATCAATAATGGTGATTTGGACCTTTCCCAGTTTGACGACGTAATCCCTGATCAGGCTGGAGGTGCGCAATGACAGATGTACGGGTAGGCGTGACCGCCAACACCTCCGGCGCTGAAGCGGCCCTGACCGGCATGGGGAAGGCTTCCGATAAGGTAGCTGTTTCTGTTGAAAAAATCGGTGTAGCCTCCGACAAAACGGCGCAGGGCATAAAGAAAGTCACGATGAGCATGAAGGAATTGTTCAATGTGCAGAAAATGCTATCGACTGCCTTTGGCAAGCCCGTCTCCCGTACCAATGCTCTGCGCTTCGTCAATGGCTTCTCCGATATGCAGTCTGGCAGCGCCGGGCGCGGCATCATTGGGCTGTTCCCCTCTGCGGCGGAATGGGCAAATCAAAATGATTTGATGCACGGCTCTAAAAGTGCCGCTGACGCCTATTTCCGCCGTACCGTCAACCAGGCTGCCGCCCGCGGCGGAATGGGCATGCGCATTTCCCCTATCATGCCTGCCGCTCCAGCAGGTGGTCCTGCAGAACCCACCCCTGAGCCTGGCCCGGAACCCGAAGAAAAACAGCCTTACGACTATGGTGGCAAAGCCAAGAGCATGGCGCTGGACATGTCCAAGGCTATGCTGGCGCTCGCTGGCATCCAGGGCATCATGGCGCTGGCTGGCCAGGCCATCAACCTCGGCACCACGGAGGCCATGCAGACGGATACCCTGAAGCGCATGATGGGCGATACCGGCGTCGACTACACCTCGCTCCGTGATAGCTTCCGCAACAACCGTGACGGCCTCGGCCTCACCTCTGGTGATCTGGGGCGCCTCGGCCTCAACTATGCGCGCACGGCCGGCATAGACGGGTCTTCAGACATTGCCGGCGAGACGCGCACAGCTGCCGGCTTTGGCCGGTCCTACGGCATTGAGCCTGACGCCACTGTCGGGTTTTTCGGCAACATGCGCAAAGAGGGCATTACCTCAAACGACAGCAGCAACCGGCGCCTGGCGCTGATGATTGCTGAGGCCATGGACAAGGGCAAGGTCGGGAGCCGCACCGAGGAATTCCTGAGCGTGGTCAGCGGCTTCGTCCAGCGGGCCGCGCAGAGTTCGTTCCAGCAGGGCAATGTCGAGCAGTTCATGTCCTACCTGAGCACGCTGACGGGCATGGGCATCAAGGGTGTCGATATCGAGGGCGCAGCGGGCCTGATCAATCAGGCTGATAGCAGCTATCGGCAGGGCGGGGGCAAGGGGGAGGCAAGCCTTAATGCAATCATGGCCTCTCTCCACCAGGCGCATCCTGGCCTCGATCCATTCCAGTTAAAATTCCTGATGGAGGGCGGCCTTGGTGGCACCATGCAGGGGGCATTTGGTAAGACTACCCTTGGTGCTGACTGGATTGGCAAAGGAAAACTGCCTCCTGGGATGGACAGCAATGAAACTAATGCTCAGGCTTTGTCGAATATGCTGCGGTCGAAAGGCATGCCTGAATGGCAAATTGCTGACTCGCTGGCAGGCATGTTTTTTGGAGGGAATGAGCATAAAGGCATGGCTCTTGATCTGTTAATGAAGGGTGCTGGTAATAAGTTTGGAGCCATGGCCGACTCACTAACAGCATCTGGCATTGATATCAACAATATGAGCGTCACCGGCTTCCAGACGATGGGCAAAGTCATGGGGGCTGATGCCGGTGGCCTAGAGCAGTTAAGGCAAGATTTTCTTCACCGCCAGGATATGCAGGGAGAGACTGGAAAACTTAATGACTTGGCAGGGAAAAGTCCTGATGAAATGAGGCGGGTTCTGTTGTCCTTAGCGGCTGCTCATGGACAAGAATCGGACCCCGGAAAAGACTTGCTCAACGCAACAAAGGACATGGAGCAGTCGCTCACTGATCTTGGCAGTAAAAGTCTTGTCGTAATGACGGATTTAAAGGAAATCGTATCTCGTATTGCAACAGTGCTTGGCGCTGATAGTACTTACAAAGATTCTGGAGCTTTGCCGCAATCCAAAATACTGAATGATGCTCTTGGTACAGGAAAGCTGGGTCTTAGTGGTTGGGATACCAACCCAGAAAACCCTGACTATGCTGCTAATATTGCCGGCCTTGCTGATCTGAATGCGCGCCATGCAAAACTGCGAGGAACAGGCCGTAAGCTTCAGTTTAGCGCCAGTGAAGAAGCCGCTATTTCCGCAGCTGCTGGTGGCGATCCAGCCATTATAGATATGATGAAAGCAAATCTTGGCGTCGAAGGCTGGGGTCATGGAAATCTAGATTATTCTGACACAAAAAATGGTGCATATAGCCCGGCGCAGATCCGGGAGAGTGCTATTCGTCAATATGGCGGAATGTATGGAATTACTGACCCTAAACAACTTTTAGGCAAGGGCGGCTTTAATGCTGCCATGCAAATTATGGCAGAAATTGAGCGGCACAATCTTAAAGCCTTTGGTGGTGACAAGTTATCTGGAATGCTTGCCTATAATATGGGTGTCACTGGGCTTAGGGATTATCAAACTGGAGGGTCAGCCGGCACTGACGCCATGAAAGAGCATGGTATTGACTACATGCTTAAATTGGCTGCAACAGAGCGCAATAATGGTAATGCTGGGACAAAAATAAATATAGTCATCCAGAATACCGACGGCTCCAAGAAAAAGAGCGTATTTTCCTCGCCTCCCAAAGCCGCAGGTGTACCAGGGTCTGCGCAGATTGGCAGTAAGGATCATGACACTTTCTGGGTGGGAAACTAATGAACGTTGATCGTCCTGCTCTGTCAGTAAGGCTCTACAAAAATGTGGTGCGCACGACTATAGGCGGCAACCTGGCCGCTTCTGACCGGGCACGCGCTGGTGCCTTCAATGTAGACCTGACTCCCTACATTACCGAAAACGGCCATGTGAAAACCAATAAAAGCCGGCAGAGCATCAGCGGTACGTTTGATATCATGCTGGCCGATATTATGCGGCCCGACACCATGGATTCGATTTATGCCAGCATCGAGCCCATGGACCTGATTGAAATAAGGTTTTGTCGTAATCAGTCAGACCCAGCCTATAAATCCATTCCCGGCAATATCCCTGTCGTCATGCGCGGCTTTGTGAGCAAGATTACCCGCTCGCGCGCCATGTCAGCCGATGGGAAACCGTTTATGGGCGTGAGCATTAGCGGGCATGACTACGGGAAATTGTTTGAAATATTCCGCATTTTCTATGCCAACAATTACATCATTGGTGACAATATAACCAGTGCGTTCCCTCTTTTTGAGAAGTTCGGGGCCTTCTTTAAAGTTGCTGTGTCAGCCGCTGAATTTGTCGATACGGTCAGGGATAAAATAATCAACAACCTCATCGACAAGATGCGGCAGGAGTCGCTAGTTATTGCGTCTGCAACCTCCACGTCTTCATTCATATCAGGGCTGAATACTACTGTGAATGGGCTGACGGCTGGCCAGCAAATCGCACTCCTGGGGGCTTCTCCGATACCGCCCTCCCCGATCATGCATATTCAGCCGTACACCCCATATTCTCCTGATCTTGTGAGCGCCAGCCAGAATCCTCTTAATCGGCCCAATGTAAGCTGCTTGGGCTTTCAGGGGTTCAATAATGGCTCCCTCTTCGACTTCATGTCGATCTATGGTGACGTGGGCGCCTTCAATGAGCTGTTTGTGCAGGACGAGGAAGCAGGCGTATTTCTGATGTACCGGCCGCTGCCTTACCGGGATGTGTACGGGAATTTTATCAATGCGCTGCATACCACGCAGGTTCCGCAGCAGGTAAAAATAACGGCTGCCGACATTACCGATATCACGCTCAGCCGGTCTGACGCCAGTGTCGCTAATTTTTACTGGGTGGATAACCCTGACTGGTACCCTGGCGATGCCAGCCTTCTCAAGATGCAGTCCGCTGTCGGTGGGCAGAATGACTACACCTTGGACGGCTATAAAAACGCCACAAACCTGCTCTACGGCGTACGCAAGATGGAGGTACAAACGCACCAGCAGGGCAGTGCCACCAGCCGCGGCGGCCAGATGCAGGATGAAAGCGGGAGGCAGCAAGACCTGAGTTTCTTTTCAGGATGGCTTGGTGATAAGCTGGCCCAGTTGATCGCTCAGAACAAAGACAACGTGGTCTTTGAAGAGGGCTCGCTGTCCCTGAAGGGCAATGAGAAGATAAAAATCGGCAATGAGCTCCTGGTGACAGAGGGGGCCATGAACTGGCAGGGTTACGTCGAGTCAGTTTCTCACGAATACATGCCGTTTCGGAGCTTCACTACTCACGTCTCTCTCGAGCGCGCCACCTCATTCATTGCCAGGTTGCAGGTGAAGGCCGGCGGCAAATCCCCGTACCTCTCTGAGCTGGGCGGAGCTTCGGCATATGACTAATTTGCGCCTCGCCAAGGTCACAAACATGCACCCGGAAGGGATATGCGCTGACCTGATCTGCTTGGACAATGGCGACCGCTATCCGGCTGTCATGATCATGGGCGAGCAGAGCCTCAGCGACTGCACAGGCACCGTTGACCTGACTGAGCCTGGGCTCCCGCCATCTGGATCTGCCGGGCAGTCTACGGACATAAACGACAGCACTACAGGACCAAACCTGATCGCCGTGTGCGGCACGCTTCGCCATGGTGGACTGATAATCCTGGGCTTCCTGTCTCCCCAGAAAAGCCAGATGTTCGTGGAGGCCGGGCGCCGGGTCCAGCGCCATGCTTCCGACGTTTACACCACAACGGATATTTTCGGGAATTTTGAGCTTTACCATCCTAGCGGCACCTATTTAAGGATAGGCGAATCGACAGCTCATGACGATCTGACTGGCCGCGATTTTAAAAAGCTGTGGGCTATCACCAAGAACACCGGGCGCCAGCCTCACATCCATATGAGTGTGGCGGTGGGAGGGGTATCACAGGCCAGCCTTGATATGGCCCCCACTGGCCAGGTAACAGTTACGTCAGGCGCTGACACAGTTGTAAATGCCACTTCAAACGTCTATGTGACAGCCGCAAACGGAAATATCAACGCAACTGCTACAACCGGCAATATCACAGTGTCTGCTCCGCTCGGGAACCTGAACATCCATGCAGCTACCGGGGCCGTGAACGTGCAGGCGGTAGACGTGAATGTCACCGCTACTGCTACCTCTATAACCGCACCCACCAATACGATCACTGGAAATCTGAACGTGATTGGGCTCATCAGTGCTGGCGGCTTGGCGTTGACAGCTGTTGGTGGCGGCACAGGTGCTGCGGCTATAGCAGGCAATGTGACAGTCACAGGTAGCATAAACGTGCCGACTGGCTCAATGGTAGTGACGGCTGGAGACATATCGATTGCAGGTATCAGCATCAAGACCCACTACCACACCGGCGGCACCATCGGCGGCAATACCGGCGCAATGGTGTGACTGTAAACTGGCGGGACTATGCAGAATCCACCACTATCTCAAAAACCGGATACATCACCCATCGGCTTCGCGCTGGTGGATGTGACACGGCCGAATGGACCCGTGCAGTTGCTGACGCTCAACATCCGGCCTGAAGACGTAAACATTACCACCCCGTCGCGCGTGACCGTCCAGCAGACGCTGGGACAGGCCGGCACAGCTGGAGCATGGGCTGATGAGTGGGGTGAGGGTCTGGTCAGTATCAATATCTCCGGTCACACTGGCTGGCGCACTGATGCTGCCCAGAAGTCATCTGTCGAACGGCTGATCGCCCTGCAGGGCATGATTCAGCAGTGGCACAATTTGCGCGCCCTTGCCGCAGAAGAAGGACGCGACCCATCCGGGGTGTTGCTGATTTATTCCGATGGTTTGAATTTTGTGCATATGTTCGTGGTGCCGCTCGTTTTTTCATTGAAGCGGAACCGCTCACGGCCGCTGCTGATGATGTATCAGATTGCCATGACCGGCATTGCTTACGTCTCGGCGGCTACCGCTGGGACGCTTGATAGCCTGCTGGCGCCCAAGCCTTCAGATCAGTCCGTAGGCGACTCCATATCGTCCGCCCTGGCTGTCATGGATAAAGTTACGTCAGCGCTGAATACTGCGACCGGAATACTCCATACCGCGCTTCCGAGTATTCTGGCTGGCCCGATGAACAGCTTTAATAGCCTGTCAGCAGCTATTGTAGGGGCGGTCAATGCTACTCGGCAGGCTCCATCAGCCTCCCTGAATCTGCTGGCCGCAGATGCTTGCATGGGCGCGGCCAATGTATGGCGGGTCTTGGCGGCAGCCATCACTGACCCGTTCGCCGGTAATCTTTGCATGCAGGCTGCGGCTGCTTATGAGAACGTCACCTGCCTCCTGCAGAATATCCTGATACCCCCTGCCCAGTTCCCTGATTACTCCGCTGTGTACGGGGCATCCAACTGCTCATCAACTTCAGGCGGGAGCGCTGTTGCTCAGTTGAGCAATCCGCTCGCTTCGGTTTATCCAAACCAGGCGCCGCTGGCCACCCAGAATGAAGCAGCGCAGTTCTCCACTGGTGCGCTGAAAAACTGCGACCCGGTACTGTCGCCGCCTTCCATGGTGGCTATTCATGGGCATGTATCCAATATTGCTCAAGGAACGACACTGAACGCCTCGGCTATTGCTGCTCAGCAGGCCCTGGCATCCAGTTCCAGCGGCCCATCAACTTCTTCTACCGGCATGACATCCCCGCTGACTGGCGTTCGCTTCGTGCAAACCCAGTGGGGCGATACCCTCCAGAAAATCGCACTTCGAGAGGTGGGGGATGCATCAAAGTGGGTGGATATCGTCAATATCAACGGTCTTTCTGCGCCATACCTGACGGGCGATGATTCGCAGGTGACTGCCAGCGTCCTGAAGTTTGGTGATTCGATAAAAGTCCCGTCGACATTCGACAGCACAAATGGGGCAGCTTCCGCAAGTGAAATATATGGCACAGATATAGATTTGACTTCCGGTGATTTTACTGCAACTGATTCAGGCGATATTGCCGTGCTGGTGGGAAATGACAACCTACGGCAGGCGCTGACCATGCGCGTCAACGTGCAGCGCTATGAGCTCGTCTACTACCCTACCTACGGAAGTTTTGTTCGGACGATGCTCGGCAAGGGGAATAACCCCATCAATGCCAACATCGCCAATGGTTATGCTCAGGCGTCAGTACAGTCTGACCCTCGCGTCCAGCGGGTCCAGAATTCTACGGTCCAGGTAACCGGCGATGCCATGGAGATAACCATGGATGTAAACCCGATTGTGGGTAAGCCTCTTTCTGTCACGGTGAGCGTTTAATCATGGCATTTCAGATAAAAAACTTTGTCTCCATTGCCGCGGCCATGATCAACCGCATGAAAGCGGTGCAGTCGCTGCTGACTGATTTTAATGTCGGCGCTGCTGCCCGTACGGTGGTAGAGGCGGTCGCCATTGAGCTCGATCAGTACTACCAGCAAATGTTCAATGGCCTGAAGGAGGCCATCCCGGTAGCGATTTACAACAGCTTCGGCTTTCCGCTGCTGCCGGCCCAGGCATCCCGCGGGCTCCTGACGTTTACTGCCACAGTATCTGCGTTCGATCAGCCCATCCTGGCTGGTGCCGTAGTGACTGTGCCCGGCGGCACTATCCGCTATGTCACTCAGGCGAACGCTGTTATCCCTGCCGGTGACACTACAGTATCTGTGGAGGCTGCAGCTGATACGGTCGGGCTCGTCAGTAATGCGGCGCCAGGGACTATTACCCAGTTGGTCGGCAGCATTGCCGGGGTGACTGGCGTCACCAATACCCTCGCTTTCGGTGGCGGCCAGGACGCTGAGACGGAAGACCAGCGCAAAACGCGCTTCCAGTCCTACATCCAGTCCCTTGGCCGGGGCCAAGTCTATGCACTCCAGTACGGGGCGCAGACAGCCTACCTGCTGGACAGCTATGGCAATATTGTGGAAAGCGTGATCAGCGCCATCGTGCAGGAAATGTATTACATCGATGACTCCAACCCGATTGGACTTATCCATGTTTTTATTTTCAACGGCAGCACGGGGGCGAGCTCTGATTTGATCGCGAAGTGCCAGCAAATTATAGATGGCTATACCGACACCAACGGCAACAAAATCGCCGGATACAAGGCGGCTGGCACCATTGTAGTGGTGTATGCCTGCTTCACGTCTACCTGTGATGTGACTGGCGTGGTGACTCTTCTGCCAGCCTACGCAAGCAGCAGCGTTGCTGTGCTGGCGGCCTGCACAGCGGCGGTGAACGCCTATATCGCCAGCCTGCCTGTGGGCACCAATATCATTCAAGAGCAGATCCGCACAACGATTATGAATGTGCCTGGTGTCTATAACGTGGTTTTGTCTGCGCCCGGTGGGGACGTTACGATTGCCTATAACTACAAAGCCCTTCCGGGCACCATTGCTCTGACGACCTGATATGAAACTGACGCGCAAGCTTTTCACCTGGGTACATCGGGCATTCAGCAAAGACCCGAAGGCTACCCTTGCGCTGCGTCTTGACTATGATGGCACCATGACGTGGACTGTTGCAGATGGATTTCTGACTACCACTGTGACTGGCGGCTCGGGCGCCGCACTCAACATCGATCTTTCCCTTTACACCCTGGCTGCGCTGGCGACCCACCTTGCTGCCCAGACGGGGTATACGGTGGCTTTCTCGCCGCCTGATTCTATTGCACAGTTGAGTGCGCTTTCCATTCTGGACGGCTCCAACACTCCAGCCGTGAGCAATGGCGATCACCTGAGCATATTCACGTCGCTGGCATGGGCGTTTCTTGATAGCAGCGCCTCAGAGCTGAATCAGGCGGTGAACTCCATTCCGCTGATGATAGACCAGATGGTAGTGGGAACGGCGGAAGGCACATGGCTTGATTACCACGGCAGTTTTTTTGACTGCGTGCGCCAGAATAGCGAACTCGACCCCCAGTACGCTGGCCGTATCGTGACGCAAATGTTCCAGCCGAAAGCCAATAACGTGGCCATCGAACTCGCGCTTCAGTCTCTCAACTCAGGCCAGCTTGCCACAATTACCGATGCCCCGCTGGTTAGCGGCAATTACGGGTGGTTCGATGCCGAGATTGACACGGCCGGCGTTACCGATATCGCCTCCCTGATTATTCGGTCAAGGGCGCTCATTGATCAGTTCCGGGACGCAGGGACCAATCTGCGCAATTTCTATACCTCGATCAGCACTACTGACCGGTTTGTGTCCACGGCAGTATCCCAGCTGGGCGTAACAATTTCGGTAGGGCCTTGAAATGTCCACGTATAAGACCCTGATCACTGCCCTGGGCGCCACGCTCGAGGCGGCTGCTCATGCCTCTGACACTCAGATTGTCTATGCCACTATCAGGGTTGGAGACGGTGGCGGCGTGCCAGTCACTCCAGATCCGACCCGTACAGCGCTGGTGCACCAGGTATTATCTGTGGCGCTGAACAGCCTGACAGTGGACCCGTCCAATGCTGACCAGTTCATCGCAGAGGCAATAATCCCGGCAGTAGAGGGAGGCTGGACAATCCGCGAGCTCAGCCTCAATGACAATGCCGGCAATATGATTTTCACGGCGAACTGCGGGGATACCTACAAGCCCACGGCTGCCGACGGCGCCACCTCAGACATGCTTATCCGCATGACGATTGCCGTGTCGAATCCTGACACGGTGACCATTATCCTGGACCCCTCTATCGTTACTGCTACCCGCGAGTGGGTAGGCGACAACTATCTGGCAAAGGCCAACAACCTGTCCGATATTGCCAGCGCCGCAACTGCGCGCACCAATCTTGGGGTTTATTCCACGGCCCAGGTCGATACCAATATTGCCGCTGAGCAGACTCGCGCCACTACGGCGGAAGCTGCACTGAATACGGCAATTGCCGCTGAGCAGACTCGCGCCATAACCGCAGAGGGCGTATTAACCGCTGCTGTAGCTTCGGAAGTAACTCGCGCAACATCGGCTGAGGCTGTGCTGGCGGCGGGCCTTGTGCCGCCCGGCTCCGTGTCACACTTTTTTGGCCTGACCGCTCCCGCCGGCTGGCTGATCTGTAATGGCCAGACGATTGGCAACGCTGCCAGCAACGCGAATTTTGCTGATCCCTCATCCAGTACGCTTTTTGGCATTATTTGGGATGCGACGCTCAACACCACCGATGGGGGCGCGTTCCAGATGCTAACGGCTGACGGCGCTCCGGTGGCACGTGGCTTGACCGCCGTTGCTGACTATGACCTCAACTACCGTATCCCGCTCCCTGACGACCGTGGCCTCTTCTGGCGCGGCCTTGACCTTGGTGCTGGGGTTGATGCTGGGCGTGTGCTGGCGACGAGTCAGACGGACGCATTTGGATCGCACAATCACGACGTGAACAATAGCGAATATAACTACACCGTGCAGCCGGGCTCGAATGTCATCGCTGGATTTCCGGCGGGGGGAACGACCGTCACGACGTCCTCCGGCGGTACTGAAACGCGCCCGAAAAACCGCGCTTACCTGCCGATCATCAAACTCTAACCGGAAAAAAGGAAGTTATGACATGGAAAATGAAAGCATTATTCCATTTTGCCGGACTGAAACCGAAGAGGAACGCAGGGAACGCGAGCAGGATGAGCGCCTTGTGCGCCTGATCAATCTTGCTCTGGACGGCCGGGCAGAGGATGCGCGCATTGACCGCAAAATCCATGCCGATCATCACATCATCGTGGCGAAGTGGATTGAGCGAGAGGAAAAGGCGAAGGAACGCTGGGATATTTTCCGCAAATCGATGCTGGGGGCAATTGCGGTTGCGATTGTCACCGGGATAGGTAAAGCGCTGGTTGTGCTCGGCACCCTTGTGGCTGCCGGGTGGGCCAGCCAGCCTCATGGCCCAGGTGGGCCGCACCCGTAGGAGAGAGCGTCATGCAGAACTGGCAGAAAGGCGGTTTGTTTTTGATCTACAGTGCCATCCTGGTATGGATTGGCATGATTGCTGAGGGGCACATCCTCACGAAGCCGGGCCCGACCCCGGTTCCCATGGCGGCCATCGTGCAGCCAGACAAGTCGGTACTGCCGCCGGTGGCGCCGGGCGCCGACAAGCAGGCCGACAAAATGGCCAAGGCTCCCATGCTGCCCAAGGGTGCCATCCATGAGCATACGGTGATTGCATCCATCCAGCCGGAAGCACAGCCTGCGCCTCCCCCCGTTGCGCCGTTTAAGCCTTCGAGCGATGGGATGTGCCATGATACCCCTGAGCCGGCGCCAGTCTGTAAAGCGGTCACCGTGCGCCTGGATGCCATCAAGACGGCTGACGGCTATCACCGGTATATCGTTTCGACACCAGACGGCACCATTTTGAGTACGCTGGATGTTCCGCCGGAAAAGGCGCCTCTGGTGTTCAGTGAGCCCAAGTATGGTATTGGTCCACTGGCCGTTGCCGGCCTGAAGCCTGGGATAGTGGGAACGTACAAGATGGGAACAGCCGTCGAGGTTATTGGCGAAACCTTTAACCTCGGCGGCAAGGGTGGTGCGTACTTTGGTGCAGGTGTGATCTGGCGGTTCTAAAGTTCTACAGCGGCGTAAATCTCAACACCGGGAAACTTTTTATCAATCTTGTGACAAAGTTTCTCGGTGGCTTCATCGATAACGATTACCCCAACACCTGTTTGCTTTAAACGATGAAAAATGAACCGCTTGGTGGCAATGTTTGCATTCACTTCAAAAAATGTAACCCCATCTTTCGTCAGCTTTTCTTTTAAATCCCGCAGGTAAGTGGTTTTTCCAGTTCCTGCGCTGCCTTTGAAAATAAGCTTTATCATAATCAGTCCTCTCTATCTGGAGCCAGTTCAAGCACGGTTTTAAGCCGGTCTAACTGGCAATAGGCCTTTCATATCGCATCCCCAGCACCAGCCGCAATTTCACTCGCCAGCAGCTGGTGCTGAGAACCCTTCTTTTTCGCAAGTTCCGACACTTCGCGCGCCAGTTCGCGTAGATCCGCACAATCCTCGATCATGCTCTGATCACGGCTCATTTTTTTCAGCCCGGATACATCCTGCTTTAAAACCCCAAAACGGATCATCGACAACATCATTACGGACCCATGTTCCGCATTGCAGGCATACCTGGCCGTCTTCGCCACTGTGAAACTCAGGCTGCGTATCGGCGCCCATGCAGGCTTTCGTGGGGTGCAGGTCCATTACCGTGCCACCGGGTAACCGTCGTGCAAAACTCCATCCAGCGTGCGGCCGGCGTGCTTGGTGCCGACCTTGCGGTAAAGCTGGATTTCGCGATGGTCACCCTTCTCGAAGGGCTTGCCGTCCTCCCATACCCAGTCCTTCAAGGGTGGGCCCGGCGGGCAGTCAGGGTGGTTGGAAGGCAAATACTCACCCCACTGCTTGAACAGGAACGGCACGCCATGCTGCGCGCAGTCGTCGCGGACCTTGCGTACCCATTCGGCTTTCATGATGCGGGCCTTGTCGCCGCTCTCGCCGCCAAGGACAACCCAGTCCAGCTTATTGCCATGGGAGCCCCCATTTTTGGCAGACCGGAAACCATCGAGAGCATTGTCTATATGAGTCCGGCCGCCCCATTTCCGCTCGAGCATGGTCAGATTGACCCGGCCAATCATCGGCTCCAGCGATATCCAGCGCACGGCCGCAATCGTGGTCAGCAACAGCCCAATACGTTTGTTGGCCCATTCCTGATTTTCCACGCTCACGCCAAGCCAGACATTCGGCAGTGGGATAGCCGGCTTGGCCAGCACCAGGCCCATGCGCTCGGCGGCCAGTACCAGGCGCTCAGGCTCGCGGGCAATGCCCTGCATGTAGGCCTTCATGACTCCCGGCCGCTTCGTCAGCACCTGAAAAGTATGCTGGCTGGCCAGCGCCATGACGGCAAAAACCTTATCGATGAAATCCAGCGGCACAGCCTCATAGAACAGGTCAGACATGCTGTTGACAAAAATCTTGCTGGGCTTTTTCCATGACAACGGTTCCAGAAGCACGCTATCAATAAGCATGATCTTGCCATTCCACTGACGATGTTCGCCTATAAGGCCAGCATAGGGCATTCCTTCGCCATTGAAGCGAAAAGCAATCTTTTCAGCATAGCAGTTCATGCAGCCAGGGCTCACACGGGAGCAGCCGCGCGTGGGTGACCAGGTGCTATCTGTCCATTCTATTGATGTTTTTCTGACTGCCATGATCGATGCTCTTTAAAAAACACCCCGGCGAACCGGGATGCTCGGGTTAACACCTACTTTTTTCAGCCACGCTTGCCGGTGTAAAAGGCAATGTTGTGGCCCGGCAGCTTCGATTCGAGCTGTTCGGATACCTTGCTGGCGATGTTGGCCAGGGCGCGCTCGAGGATGAGCTCGAAGTCGACCATGACATAGCACATGAACAGCTTCTTCGTGTCCTTGTCCACGCGGTAGCGGTAAAGGCAGTCGATACCGAACGGATTGGCATAGCGGAAAATGCGAACGCCAATCTGGAAGTTGCTCGGAATATCGATGGTGCCCTTGGCGCCGGCCCCGCTCTCGCTTTCCTCCTGGTAGGTCAGGCGATTATCGCCATTCTGGAGGTTTTCAGAGGATACGTAGACGATCTTGGACTTCTGGTAAAGCGTCTTGGCCACTTCCAGCATGGTAGCCGCATCCGGCCGCACAATTTCACCGGCATGACGCTCCAGGAAGTCAGCGAACTGCACCTGCGGAATCATGTTGTCATTGTGCTTGGCCCAGGCGTCAAACTCGGGTGCCCTCAGCAACTGCAAGTGGACCACATGGCGCCCCCACTGGGCAGGGCCCTGCACATCAATGCCAGTAGTTGCCAGGGTGCTGAATCCCTCCGGCAATTCCTCGGCATCCGGGCGGATTGCGCCATCGTGGTAGTCGATGACGGCCGTCATGCTCAGCGAGGCCAAGTCAGAGAACACCACGGTACGACCGCGCAAGGCAAACTTGCCAAGATAGGCCGTGAACGAGTCAACGTCGTTCAGCGTGATGTTCTGCTTGATTTCTACCGGCTGCGACAGATGCTCAGCCAGCGACTTCAACTCATAGCCTTCCGGCACGACAGCAAAGGGGATGTTGGTGCCAGGCACCGTACTCAACCCAACCAGCTTCGCGCCGAGCGCGAGCAATTCTTTCGTGTTTTCAGTATTCATGATGCGGATTAACCCTGCTTGGAGTTGCCAAGTTCTTCCAGGGCCGGCTTGTCGCTGCCGGTGGAATTGATGGCGACGAGTGGAAGTTTCTGCTGCTTGGGATGCTCACGCAGCAGGTTGTTTTCAGGGGTGACGTACATCAGGGTCTTGCCGCGCGAAATGGTCGGCGACTTGACCTTGAAATCGGCATTGATGCTCATCTGGCCCTTGCCTTCCGGCTTGTAATCCAGGGTGATGGTGATCTTGCCGCCCTTGTTGGTGAGGCCGATCAGGTCGACGAGTTTGTTCTGCTCGACGGTCAGTTCGTCCAGGAAGCTGCCGTGCTCGACTTCGCGCAGCAGGTCAATAAACGGGCGGATGCCCTTCTTCGGTTCGTCCACGGTATGCTCCTGTGGTTTTGGTGGTACTGCTCGGTAATCAGCTGTTGCGCTGCGCGGAAGGAACGTAAGTATCCTTTTTGAAGCCGCACTTCAGCTCTCTGTAAACCCCTTTGTAGCAAGTCTCCAGCAGGCGGATGCCGGTGTAAATATGGCGCTCGTTGGCGCCACGGACATACTTCTCATTCGGCATGCCAATGCTAAGCGCGTGCGCATCGCGGCGGAGTGCCTTTGCTTTTTTCGCGTTCACGGTAAACCCCTAAAAAGGCGCACGTCCTTGTGCTGGAGTAATTAAAACAGGCTGCCGTCATCCTCCGGCGTTTCCTGCTGCGTGGGTGCCTGCTTGGGAGCCGGCGCCAGTTTCTGCTCGGTCTGCTGCTTGTTGGTGGCAGCTTCAGCGGCATCCGTCACTACCTGGCGGGCCAGCGGCTGAGCATTGGCGGCATGTGATTCAGCGGCCTGGCCGGTGGCGGCCTGCTCCGGCTTGGCATCAGTAGCATTGGCGGCAGGCTGCGGCTGAGCGGACTGCTGAGGCGCAGGCGCTTGCTGCTGGGTGGCATTGGCGGCAGGAGCTGGCGCACCACCCTGACGGCCCTTGCGGGTAGCACCAGCAGCAGGCGCTGTGGCGCCGGCCTGGGCTCCGGCGGCAGCACCAACGGAGTTGTTGATGGCGGCGCCCTTGGCGGTATCGACGGCCTTGTTATTGTCGTCGAACCATTCTTCAAGCGTAGTCATGCCATCGCGCAGGCTGTGAAACATGCCCTGGAGATCCGCAAAGTCGTCATCGTTAAACGTCTGCATGGGCTTCTGCGAGCGGATCTCCAGCATTGCCCGCGTGATACCGAACTTGGCCAGCACACCCAGCGCACGCTCGATACGCTGGTCGATGGTGACGCCACCGGCCAGTGTCTTGCGGCAGGTTTCTACGGCCTGCTCCTGCAGCCACTTCGGCAGGATTGCCATGATGCGACCACGCAGGCGGCGGCCGGCCTTGTTGGCGATCAGCTCGTCGATATCGCGCTCGCTCTTTGCCGGCCGGCTGTTGCCACCGGACAGGTCGATGATGTGCTTCACAGTGAAGCTGGTACTCGAGCGGGTATTGCTCTGGAGGTCTTTGGCGAAAACTTCCACTTCGGAAAAGTCCGCACCACGACTCAGCTCACGGTGACCGAATTCGATATTCCCCCAGCACAAGGCAATCTGCTCCGCCAGGCGGATGCTCGGGCCGGAAATGGTTTCACGGCCGCGCGGGAAGCTGTAAAAGGCCTTTTCAGCCATAGACTGCTGCTGGCAGATCACCTTGATATCGTCCATAGCCCCCTTCACATTGCGCGGGAAGCGCTTGGCGATGGCCAGTGCACCCTGGGCCTCTGCAACAGCGCGCGACGTTTCTATCGCAACAGCGCCCTGATTCAGCCCGGTTGACGGCAGATGGTCACTATTGAAAGCCTCTTCATAGCTGCCCTGCCGCATCGGGGTGGCCACCCCATCTTCTTTGGTCTGCATGGTTAATCTCCACAGTTGGTAATGTTGAGCGGGTTCTCAGAAACATAGGAAACGAAAAGCTGCAAGCCCGACTCCAGCGCTTCTTCCTTGAATACCCCGTAGGTATCCAGGTCCAGCGATTCGATGCCGTCCACGCACATGATGCCCAGCGTACCAGCGCGCATTTTGGCGATTTCCACGGAAATTTGCACCTTCTGCGCAGTATTAAGCCGGTCGAAGGCTATGCCGTCGCGGAATATGTCTCCGTTTACGATTTCCAGTCCGGTGATGGGAAGCTTGCTCATCAGCTCCAGCTTGTAGTCATGCAGGTGCTGGAGCACGCCATCCTGGAATACTGCCTTTTCCTTCAGGGTGGTCAGGTCCACATCGAGAATGCGGATATTTTCAAGCGTAGCCTCCGACCGCGAGCGCTGGCCTTCCTGCTCCTGCAGCCTGGTAATGCGCGCAGTGAGCTCGTTGTTTTTGACGGCGATGACTTCCAGCCGCTTGTCCTTAATCTCGGCCGCTGCGGTTTTCTTCACGTCGGCTTCGGCATTGATTACTTCGATCTGACTGTCGTACTGCTCGCGTGCCACGCGCACAGCCTCATCATAAACAGCCTTGGCGTCCGTGCGTCGCTGGGAAAAGCCAACATTGTAACTATCCAGCTGTTTCTGCACCTTGTCGAGAAAGATATCCCGGCTTTCAAGCAGGGCGCGCTGTTCGTCGAGCAGGGTGGCCAGGCTCTCACTGACGGCATTTTGAATTTCTTCTGGCAGCGTCTGGCGCAACTGCTTGATCGTCGATTCTTTCTCGGCCACCAGCCTGTTGGTCACCGTGCGCTCATCGAAGACGGCTTTATGCGTGGCATGGATGGCGTCAAAAGCATGGCAATTAACCAGCTCCGGCGCCAGCGGAATGCCGCACTTTTCCTCCATGTCAGCCTGGTCGACTTTCAACGGCATGGCCTGAAGCAACACATTCAGCCGGTCCTTCGGCTTGGCCAGCAGGAATTCAATAGGGTTGATAGAAAGCATGTCGACCATGCCATCCAGCACACTCTGCGGGCGCTCTACCTTGGTGCCATTCTTCGTGATAGTCAGTGTAGATGCTGTGCCATTGTCCTTGAACACGCGGCGGATGTTCGTGCCGTCATTCAGCACCAGTACCCCTTCGCCTTTGCTGGCGCCCTTATGCACCAGGGAGGCATCGGAGCCGCCCTTGATGATAGCCTTGATGCCATCGAGAATACTGGTTTTGCTGGCGCCATTCTTGCCAGATATTTCAACAAAACGGCCGGCATCAAATTCCAACTCTTCGATGCCAAGCACGTTCAGCAGTTTCACATGTGAAATGTATAAACTTTTCATCACTTTCTCCAGGTCCAGGGCGGCAGGTCAAGGGGCATGGCTTCAGACTTCGTATAGTCGTACCAGTACCCCGACGCATCACATTCAGCTATCAGGTCG